GGGGGCCGGAGCCTGGACCACGGTCGGAGCTCCGCCGCCGCCTTCCATAGCGGCAGCCGTCTCGTCCGCCGGCACGATATTCCCCATGCCCTGGGGCACGAAGAGCTCGGGACCCTTCTCGCCCACGAGGAAAGGGCGATTCGCCTGCACAGGCCCGCCGGCCTGCCTGGCTGCCGCTCCCAGACCTCCGCCGGAGGTTCCGGTGATCGCCTGGATCGCCTGGAGCACCAGGAGCCGCACGATCAGCCGCGTGATATCGTCGAGCAGGGCGTTCGCGAATTCCTTGAAGTTGAACTCGCCGGTTCTCACGAACTTCACCAGGGCGTCCTCGGCCGCGTGAAAAGCATTCACGAGCACGTCTTCCATGAGGGAGCCCACGTCCTCGATCTCCTGCATAATCCGCTGGAGACCTCGGGAGAAGCCCGCGCCGATCGAGTTACTCGCGGAATCGGCCGCGATCTTCGCCTCGCGGAGCTTCATATTATACTGCTCCTGATTAATGATCCCGTCCGCGAGGAGCTGGTTCAGCGCTTCCTGGGTTACCTTCAGCGCTTCCTGGGGCCCCTGCAATTCATTAATCAGTCGATTCTTTTCTTTCAGCAGCGCGTTCTCTTCCTTCTGGGCTTCGACCAGCTTCCGCTCCTCTTCGGTGAAGATCATGCCGGCCTCGGCCTCGGCCTTGAGAGCTTCGCCGGCAGCTCCGCGAGTTTCGACGAGTCGCTCCAGGAGATCGTTCTCGATCACCATACTCTCGATCAGCTTATCGAAATCGGTCAGAGTCTTGTCGAGACCCTCTTCAGGGATCCCGCCAGGAGTAGGCGCACCCTCGCCGCCTCCAGCAGCTCCGCCAGCGCCGGCAGCTTCGCCGGCCTCACGGGCAGCACGTTCGGCACCACGTCGCTCGGCACCCTCGAAGAGCCTGTTCACCAGGTCCTCCGCGCCAGTCGTCTCGGCGAATCCGTCCGCGAAAGCCTGAGCAGCCGCGGTTCCGATCGCGGCAGCCTGCTCCGTGAGCTGGACCTTCGGGAGGAGATCCTGCTTCGCCAGCTGCTCTCGATTATTCGCGAAGGTCTTCGGGATCAGCTTCAGCTCCCCGACCATGAGGTTCAGAGAGTCCCGAGCCGTATCGAGGTTATCCTTTGCAGATTTTAGATCACCTCGAACCGTAGCATTCAGGGAGAGAGAAGTCGCCGCGATCGCGTTCGAGATATTCCCCCAGAGAGCCCGGATCGTATCGCCCAGGGTCTGGAAGGTCGCGAAGATCGTATCGGCGACCGCTTCGAGGGACTCGAAGACGATCTTCTTCACGAGCAGCATGACGTCGGAGAAGTGATTCGGCAAGTGATCCCAGACCGTCGTGACTGCATTGAATGCTCCGACGAATACGCCAGCGATCGAGTCCGAGGCCCTGGCCATGAAGGTCAGAACACCCCGAAGACTGAGCTCTATGCCTCCGAACGTATCCTCCGCCGCAAAGCCGATCAGCTCCAGCGCCGGCAGGAAGAGGTCCGTCAGGCCGGCGATCACTTCCTTGATAATGACCCAGGCCTCCGCGAATACGTCGCCGAGGGTCGTGATCCCGTCGCTCGTCGCCAGGATCTCGTCCTTGAAAGAGATCAGCAGCGCGATCCCAAAGGAGACGGCCGTGAGCAGCAGGCCCAGGGGGTTCGCCATGATAGCGGCCGTGAGGCCCCTCACCACGCCGATCAGGCCCTTCGTGCCGAGAAGGATCAGCAGGGCCTTCAGGACCTTCTGGACCGTCTCCGCGTTATCTGCCAGGAATCGGAGGCCCCTGGTCAGGCCTCGGACGAGCCCGGTCAAAGTAGAGCTCTCCTCGCCGGCGTCGCCGATCTTGAGAGTCAGACCTTCCCAGGCCGATCTCAAAGAAAGGAGGGCTCCCTTCAGGTTCTGGTCCATGATTTCCGAAACGCGCTTCGCCGTGCCTTCGGCGTCCATGAGCTTGAGATTCATGGCCTCGATCTTCGGGATCGAGTTGCTCAGGATCTCGAAGGAAGGACCGCCTCGCTGGCCGAAGACCTGGAGAGCCGTACCGGTATCGACGCCGGCCTGCTTCAATGCCTTCAGGGAGTCGATCAGGCCCACGGAGGAGACCCGGACGTCGTCCACGGTCAAGCCGGAGAGTTTCAGGACCTTCTGGAGTTTCGAGCCGGGAGCTTCCAGCTCTGCCATGACCCGGCGGAGACCGGTGCCTGCCATGGAGGCCTGAAGACCCGCGTCAGAAAGAGCAGCCATAGCCGCGGTCGTAGTTTCGAGGGAGACTCCGAGACCGGTCGCGACGGATCCGACGAACTTCATGCCCTGGCCGAGCTGGGAAACGTCCGTATTCGCGCTATTCGCCGTCAAGGCGAAAACGTCGACAATACGCTCCGCGTCCTCCGCTTCGAGCCGGAAGGCTCGCATGGTCTCGGCCGTGATTTTCGAGGCCTCGGCCAGGCCCAGCGCGCCAGATTGAGCGAGCCGGAGAGTCGATTCAATGGTGCCCAGGACCTCCTCGACCTGGAGACCCGAGCGAGCCAGGAAGACCATGCCCTCCGCGGCCTGGGCCGCGCTGAACCTGGTCGAGATACCCAGCTGCTGGGCAGTATCGGAGAGCTGTTTGAATTGTTCATCGGTAGCCTGGGCGACGGCCTGGACCGTGCTCATGGCCTGGCTATAATCAGCCAGGAGACGGATACCACCGGTTAAGACGGCAGCTCCGCCCAGGAGGGCGAACAAGCGAGCCATGGAGGCTCGCAGGTTGTCCGCTTTCGTTGCTGTTCTGTCGAGAGCTCGGTCGACGCGCTTGGTATTCGCTTCCGCGTTCTTGGGGTCGACGACTACCCGGATCCGAAAATCTACCATTTACTTTTTGCGCTTTCTGTTCTTCTTTTCTCGTTCCTTCGTCAGCCAGTCCAGATAAGCAGTATCGAGCTCGCGGATCACTCGCCTGAATATTCGCTTCGTTACCTCGTCGAAGCCATGCCTTGATCCTTTCTCCTCGATCTTGCTCATCGGTATCGGGCCCACCGAAAAACCGATCTGCCGTTCTGTTGACAGCTCCCAGAAGGCCCGGAGGAAAAAATCCACTCTGGGAGGAATATCGGGCTCCTCTTCGTACCAGCTGGGAGCGGGTTGTCCGCGCTCTTGCATGACCTCCACGGCAAACCCGTCCCGCTGGTATCGCAGCTCAAAGAGGAGCTGCTTTACGAGTTTCCCGCCAGATCCTCTTCGGCTTCGGAATCGAGCTCATCCTCTTCGAGGAAGTTGTCGTCGTCGCCGCAGAATTCGCGGAGATCGTTGAACATCCTCACCGGGATCGCCTTCAGGAAGGCCTCGCAATTCGCCGCCGTGAATTCGACGGGGTTGCCTTCGTTGTCGACTGGAGGAACAGGCCAGTCCACGACCACGTAGCGAGGAAAAAGACGATAATCCTGCTCGCGGTTTTCCTTCAGGGTATTGACGGTCATTTTACCCTTGCGGATAGTGCGGATCGTCTTCTTCCCCTTCTTCAGGACCTGATTCGTGTACTGCTTGTTCTGCTCGCCGATCGGCTTCACTTCCAGGGTCGGCTCGCCTTCGATCTCATCGAAAACGAAAAGAGCCGTCGCGGAAGCCTTGACCTTCAGCTTTTCCAGGTGGGAAAAATTCGGTTTGTTGTCCATTGTTTTGTCCTCGTAAAAAAAGTCCTCAGAAACTGGAGCCGCCACTCGACGGCCCCAGGATTTAATTTACTGCTGTTACGGTACGGCCGGGATCACGCTCACGCCGAGCGTATAATCCAGGGTCGCGTCACGGAACGCTTCGCCCGTGGTATTGATTCGGACGCTCTCGTTCCTCTGGAGCTCCAGGTCTCCGCCGCCGAGCGTCATGCTCGGGATATCGAAGGCGATCGCGCCGTCGTCGTTCTTCACGATGAAGTCGAACATGACGGTTTCATTGTCCTTGATCGCGGAGATCACGTCTTCGTTCGTGAGGAGAAGCTGCATTTCCGCATCGACCAGATAGGTCCCGGTATTGAGCTCACTCGCGCCCAGAGTGCCGAGGCACTTCTCGGGAGTAACCTGGTTATTCAGGGTCAGGCTCACGTTCTTGAAGCACGTGGTCAGGCCGGTCTCGTCGGTCTGCTGCACGCGGAGACGCGCGATATCCGCCGACGTATTGAAGGCCGTGGTCTGCACGGTCTGGACCGGAGTGCTCGCGCCGGCGCGCTGAGACGTCTCAGGGTTCTCGGTATCGGTGCCCACGAAACCGAACTCGATAATCGCCTTATCGGCGAGCGGGAGCTGGAAGGTGACCTGGTTACCGAAATTTCCTTCGGCATACTGCCAGCGAGTCGCGGCAGCCGCGCCGAGGTTCGGCATGGCCAGCTCGAACTGGAAAGATCTTTCCAGGAAGTCCGAATCCGTGACGGTCACGTTCCGGATGAAGGAACCGAAGAGCAGGTCGAGAAGGATCGATCCCGCGGTTCCGTCCGCGGTCGCGAGGGCTCCGCTCACCTTATCGAAGACGATCGTCGAAGAAGTGATCGAAGAGATCCGCGCATAGGCCACGCCCTCGGCGAACTGGTTCGCAGCGAGGAGGCCTCCGATATGAACGACCTGACCAGGACTCAGTCCGAGAGTCGTCGGGTCGAGGGTCGTATAGGTGAGGGTCGAGGTTGCGAAGTCCCAGCTCGCCTCGCCGCTCGCGCCACGATGTCCGGCGATCTCCAGCGTTGCGTTGTCCGTATCGCCAGGAGTCTCGTCGACCAGCGTGCTCGTGGTCGTGATCTCGGTCACGGTTGCCGTACTTCCGGAGTCGACGATCTTCATGCCGTTATTTGCGGCAGTCGTAAAGCCGCGGGCATAGAGGAGCCGGTTCGCCGTCATGGCGGTCGTGATCGTATCATGGGTAAAACTGTCTCCGCCGGCGTCACCGTCCGCGGCCAAGTTATTGAAACTTGATCCGGACTGGATCGGCCCGACTCTCGTGGTGCCGCCGCTATAGGGATAGCGCGCACTCGCGAAGCAGAAACCCTCGATGAAGTCCATGAAGACTTCCTTCGTCAGGTCGTGCTCGAACTCGACGGTCGAGTCGAGGTCCGTGGTAGTTCCCTTCCGTCGCTGGCGATCGGGAGAGATGGGATCGCGCGCGACCTTAGTCGTATTCGCGCCCCAGGTGGTGATATCGTTCGGCTCCAGCAGCTTCCACGTCGGGGAGCCGGGCAGCACGCCCAGGGACTGCTCGATCGCGTATGCCAGCGAAAGCCTGTTAGTTTTGACTACGCCCATTTAGGCCTCCTTGTCTTACTTCTTTTTCTCGTAAGTAAACGTCCCTCTAACGTTCGTCAGCTGCCACTTCTTTTCCTTGTCCACTCCGAGGTCGATTATATCAATTCCGTCGACAAAATCAAGATCGGAAAACTCCTCGCCCTCGAAAAGATCGCGGGCTTCTTCTGACAAGGTTCCGGCCTCGCTCATTCCGGAATTCGCCGGCGTCATGATCTGAGCCGTGAGGAGGTTCTCACGGTGATATCGCCGGTTCGTCGGATGTCCGAGCGTCTCCTGCCTGCTCCCAGTTTCTACTACTGAGAAGCGGACCCAGGAACTCGATCCAGCATAGAGAGCAGAATCATCTTCACCCTGGAAGACGAAAGAGGTCGAAGTCCAATTATCCACGACCTTCTGAAAGATTGCTTCACGTGCTTCGTCGATCGTTTCGGCCATGTTATGAACTCTTTACAAATCTACCGGTGACCGGGTCGCGTGCAGGTCCTCCGCCTCCACCTCCGCCGGACTGGAGGCTTCCGCCGCCTCCGCCAGGTTTATTCGCTTCCTGTACCGCTCGAAAGATTGCAGCTTGAACAAAGCCGGCCGGAGCCTGCTGAGAGCTGCCCTCGTTCAGATAAACGATATAGGGCACGTTATTCGTGATCGTGATAATGCCCATGCCCAGGCGATAGGTAACGGCGATCGCCGCGATCCCCTGCTGCTGGGCTGCTTGAGCTGCTCCGACTCCAGCGTCGTCGCGAGCTCCGGCAGGAGAATCTGGACCGGGTCCGATTTCTGGGATCCAGTTGTTACGGGCCCAGCCCAGATCGCGCGGAGTATCCTCGGTCAGGTTCGCCGTTGCATCGAGAACGATCTTTTTGATCCGCCTCGTGGTGAATCCTGTCAGCGACCTCGTGATTATCCGCACTTGAGGATCTCTTGCCATTTACTACTCCTCAGAGCCCGCGGGCTTCTCAGAGTTTCCAGAGACCACGGGAGCGAGCTCCTTCTTCGCGGCCTTCTTTTTCTTTTTCTTCTTCGCGGCCTTCTTCTGGACCTTCTTCCGCTTGGCTTCGCTCTTGCTCTTCGGAGCCTCGCTGAAGGGATCCTCCAGAAAACCGTCATGAATCAGCTTGTAGACCTTTCGCACCCCGATAGCGAGCTTCATCCAGTCGCACGGGTCGCCGGCTTCAAACCAGCGCCCATGCTCCCGGAATCCTATCTTCACTGTCAAGGGCGAGGGGATCTTTTTAAGAAATTCCCATGCCATTGTCCTCGTCTCCTGAAAAGGGTAAAGGGTTACTTGATCCTAATCAGGGTTAGCTGATCACGCTTTCGAGCAGGTAGCCCATATCGGCCGAAACCAGCTTATGGACGTAGGACTGCTCGATCTCGACGCGGTCGGCCTTCTTCAAAGGCACGCGCTCGCGGGAGATTCTCTGGCCGGCAGGACCCGCACCGGAGTAACCGCTCCAGCTGAAGGTATAGCCGCCCGAGGGCTTCATGAGGCCAGGACTCGGCTCGGAGTAGCAGAGCAGGAAGTGCTTGCCGGCGATGTACGAATGGGAATTCGTCGCGCCTTCCGCGGCCGTGTTCTCGATCGCCCTGGAGACCAGGATCTGGTCGATCTCGACGAGCTGAGCGAGAGCCTGGAGGCTCACCTTCGCAGCGCCGGGAGCGGTCTGGCCGTATTTGATACGGTCGACGATATCGGCGTGATTCTTCAGCACGCCCCAGACGGCCCGGCCCTGGACGCCCATGTTCGGCTCGTAGCCGGTGGACTCGCCGATGGTCTGGATACCGGTCTCGATATCGCCGAGGGGATCCGAACCGGAGGCAGCGTCCCAGAGAGTCGCAGGCGTCGGGTCATTGGTCCAGACGCCGGCCGCGAAATAGGCAGCGGCCCAGCTCTTCTCGCGGTGGATCAGAGCCTGGTGACTCAGCAGCTCGGTTGCTTCGCGATCGGGCTGGAGGGGGTTGTCCGTGTTCGCTCTCCGCTGGTCGGGGATATCGTGGTGCAGGGCATAGACCTGGGCGAAGTAGTTGTCGTTCGAGACGGCGTAGTCAGCGCCGGCGCTTTCGGTAGCCGGAGCCCGGACTTTCATCTCCGAACGGTTGAAATATCCGCGGTCGAAAGTGAAGTAGAGATCACTCTGCTTGTCGACGGGGATATTCGGGAAGACCCTGTCCGCCACGAAGTTTTCAGCTCGCTGCATGTAAGCGATCGAAATGTTCGTCAGCGGCCCGTTGACGTGAACGTCGGAGGGGGTCGGTTGCGATTTCCGAATCATGATTTCCATCGAAATTTACCTCCTTTAAAAAGGTGTTATCTGTTCCGGTAGGTTCGATCGCCTACATTAAGGAATCAGGAAGTTGCTCTTGATCAGGATCGGCACCAGCGCGCCAGCGGCACCGGTCGCGAGGGCCTTGCCCAGCACGTGGTCCGCGGAAGTCGCTCCGGCGATCGAGGCACCGTTCGCGTCGGACTGGACCTTATCGCCAGCGGTGACGCCACCGGTCCCGACGTAGGTCTTCGCCACGCCGGCCACGGCCAGCGAACACGCACGGCCAGCAGCGGCCGGACTGTTCTGGATGATACCGTCAGCGTCGCCACCAGCGGAGGAGACGACGGCGACCTGCCCGCTCGTATTGACCACGCCCCAGCGGTAGATTCCCGCGGAGGAAAGGTCACCAGCGGCCGGCAGGCTGATAGGGATAAAATTCTCTTGTACGGCCATTTTAAACTCCTTTGTTTCTATAGCCTTTGTTCTTGATCTTTTTCAACGTGAGCCCCTTTTGCCTGCCGTTGTTACCGGCCTTCGGCCCGACGCTCCTCTTCCATGCGCTTCGCAATATCGCGACCCTTGGCGGACTCGGTCAGGACCTCGGCCTTCGCAGTCACGAGATCGACGTCCTTTTCCTTGGCGTACTCTTCCGCCGCCTTCTCGTACTCCGCTTCGAGGCTGGAGCTCTCGGGCTCACCGTTCTCGCCGCGTTTCTTGAAAGCGTCGGCCAGGTTCTCGTTCCCGGCCTTCAGGAGAGCGAGGGCTCCTTCGCGGAGCTTGGCGTCGCTGATACCGTCGACGGCCTTCAGCACGGCCTTCTTCACGTCCAGCTCGCCGGGGAGGTTCTGCATGCCATCTTCGGCGCGCTTGGCCAGATCGGCGTCTTCGCGCTTCTCGCGCTCTTCCTTGGCGATCTTCTCGGCATTGTCCGCCCGCTTGGCAGCGGAGACGGCTCGGGGGTCGTCGCTCTTCCGGTACTCGTTGCCCTCCAGGTCCGTGTAGACCACGGGGTTCTCGCCGGCAGCCTTCTCGACTGCACTCTTCCGCCCGTCAGCGTCCAGCTTGAGGAACGCCGCCTGCTCGTCGGAATTCATTTTCGCGTAGAGGCTCTTCTCGGCGTCGTTGAGCTCGCCGTAAGCCTTGGCAATAGCCAGCGCGTCCTGAGATTCCTGGAGCTGTTTTTCGACCGCGTCATTATCGACGGTCTTTTTCTTCTTGTCGGTCATGGTCTCATGCTCCTTTTGCATATCACCGTTGACAGATTTCAGCGCCTTGAGCTCCTGCTCCGCGCCGAGTGCCATGGCACGCCGCTCGATATACTTCACGACGGGCCCCTCTTTAGTCGACGGATCCAGGCCCTTTATGGCGTTCCTCAGATCGTCGATATCCTTGATCTCGAAGCTGCCGACGGGCAGCTCTTCTCCGTCCTTCACGACCGGGTCTTCCGCCCGCTTGATCAGGAGGGCTCTCGCGCCTTCCTGGGCAGGCCGGTCGACGCCACTGATCTCGTCGATCCGAAAGGATTCCATGATCGTCTTCTGCTTTTTCTCTGTTTTCTTCCTGGTCATGCCGCCCTCCTTTAGGACTGAGAGCCCAGATCGACGTAGATCAGATCGATCGTGCCGGCGAACGTCTGGGTCGCCGTGGTTGCGATCGTCGCCTGAATATTCAGGTAGACCGCGTTCGTGCCCTTCGCCTTGAAGAGGTTGACCTGGGTCGAACCGGAGGCAGCCTGCATAACACCAGCGGCAGCGACGTCAGCTTCGTCCACGATGTCCTTCTCGCCGGATCCGGAGAAGTCCGTGGAAGCGAGAGCCGCGGTCCCGATCGCGTAGTCGATATCCTCGGGGTCCGTGATCACGGTGCCGTCCACCGTGCAGACCAGGTTCACGATTGCGCCCAGGATCAGGACGTTCGAGCTCGGGAGATCCACGAGCTTCAGGCTCGCGTAGTCATTCGCCTCGTCGATCTCGATCCCGGCAGCGGTCAGCGTCAAGCGCTCGACCTGGTAACCGCGCGCCAGCTTCTCGGCAGTCACGCCGCCGGCCGCGTTCGGCGTCGAGGAGAGCCCCTGGCTGACCTTTCGACCAGCAGACTCCAGATAGAGGTTGTCGCTCTGAAGCTGGGGGATCTCGCAAGGCATAGGAATAACGTGTTTTGCTTTGGGAAATGCCATTTTGTTTTGACTCCTTTTTTAGTCTTCGAGAACTTTGTCTTCGCCTCTTGCCCCTCCGATTGAAAAACCCGTGAGCTCACCGCTCTTGAACTTGCCGAGCATGATCTCGTCGGGCTTCAAGATAACCATGAGCCCGGTCTTCGGGCAGGTGATCTCGAAGGCCTTCGCGATCTCGGAAGTCATGGGAAAAGCAAAGACGACCTGGCCGGCGTCGGAGCGATAGTGCATCTCTTTCGCGGCTCGGCTGTTTTCCATGAAGTCCGTCGCGGCCTTCAGCATGGCGTGCTCAGGGATATGATCTTTCTGGAGGTCGAAGTAAGGCTCCCCGTTCTCAGTGCAGACGATACCCCACCCCAGCACGAGGCCGAGCTCTTCCTGCACTTCCAGAACTTTTGCATACGTTTCGAATTTTTGCATAACTTCTCCTGCAAGTGTACCCTAACTTTTACCAAAAATAAAGGAAAAATTTAAAAATTTTCCGACTCTCTATATCTCGTCGTAACCGCGCATCTGTCCTGGACGGAGTCCGCCGGCGGAGCTTCAGGATCCCCTGGGTATCTCATGAGATTCCCCAGACCAGTCTCGAAGGGCCTGCCGACCTCCCGCTTCTGTCGATCCATGACCCGGTGACTCGCCCGAACGCGGGAGTCTTTCGACGTATCCCAGGTCCTAACAAGAGCATCCGGCCGAAGGGTCCCGGAGTCGAAGGCCTGCTGGTACATTTCATCCGTTCCGGCATGCACGGCCCGGAGGGATTCCGTCCGTGCAATAACTTCCGATCTATACTTCAGATAGCGCTGGTGATAGCGTCCGACCATGCGATCGATCTGTTCTTTCGAGAGACCCTTCCCTTCAGCGATCGCGCGCCGGACGGTCGGATCAAAGCGAGCGTCCCGGAGCTTCCGCTTCAGGGCCGTCGAGTCGAGCTCCTCCAGCATGCGCCGGTAGTTATTCACTGCCCGGACCTGTTTCTCCGTGAGCCCGATGGATCCGCGGAACTGCCGCGCCATATCCCGAGGGTTCGCCCCGCGCCGGATCCCTTCCTGGATCGCCGCCCTGGTAGCCTCCCGCTGCCGCTGGGTAAACTGCCGAATCATCCGGAGCGTATTCTTCCGGATCTGATCCAGAGCCCGCTGATTAATCCCGTTATAGTTGACCGTGATATTCAGAGCGTCCTGGATCAGCTTCGCCGTCTCGTCCGCGGCCAGCGTGAAAGTCTCTCCCCAAAGCCGGCCCAGCTGGAGGGCTGCCGTCTCAGAGAGCACGATCGCCTCCTCGATCTGGCCGGCAGCCAGGAGGGCCTCGATCTTATCGAGCGTCAGCTGGTCCTGGATCGTCTTCACGACCTGGAGGAAGCGGGCCCTCCACTTCGGAGCCATGCCGTCCGCCATGGCGATCAGCGAGGAGCTGGGCTGGACGAAGGACTTCGCCATTTATTTAACCTCCAGCTCGTAGGTCGCCAGGGCCGGATCCGATCCGATCGGGCCCACGATATCGTAGGTCTCATCGTAGATAGTGATCTGATCATTCAGCTCAGGGATCGCTCCGCCCTGGATACTATCGCCGATGATCAGGACGATATAGTGACCGGCCGCGATCACGGTCCCGTCCATTCGTTCACGCTTGGACTTGTCCATGAAGCCCTTGCAGTTATGGGTCGACTCGGTCTTTGCTTTTCCACTGGTCAAAGAGCCCGAGGTCCTCGCACCGGACGCGATCTTCGTCAGCACCGCGGGAGAGAGTCCCTTGCTCATGTTCTTATGAACCAGGCCGGAGATATTAACGCCGAATAGTTTCCTCCCCATTATGCCAGCCCTCCAGTCAGACCGTAGCCGTCACAGTCGTCGAACTGACTCTCGACGTCCACGCCCGGAGCATAGGGAGCCGTCAGCCCGCTCGCTCCTTCGAGGAAGTAGCGGATCAGCTCGTGGGCCTCCGTCGGGAATCTCGGATATTTTCCATCCGTGCCCTTGAAGAACTCGACCTGGGCCGAGCCCGCCTGGACTCGCTTCACGTTGCTCCCCTGGTCGAGGGACTGGGTCGCGGTCTCGTCGTCGAGCAGGTAAAGCACGAGCTCATAGGTCGCCTGCTCCACGGCCGTCGGCACGATCGTCTCGTCGACCTCGTTCCCGTCCTTATCCGTGAGCCCGGTCCTGGGAAACTCCAACTCCTGGGGAGTTGCCAGGTCGTACTTCTGACCTTGCCAGTTAGCACGATCGAGCCAGCGCGTCGCGGAGACGTGGGCCTTCTTCCGGTTGTTACTGGTCGCGGAATCATATGCGCTTGAATTCATATGAGCCGCCATATAGGCCTTGAGGCCGGCGGAATCTCCATAAACGGTATAATTCGTCCCGCCGATAGATACTGTTCCCATGCTTTACTCCTTTAGGTCTTCGTCACATCCTGGACGACGTTCCACTCGCCTTTCGCGACGGTCCTGATCTTTGCAGCCAGATCAGTCTGCTCCAGGTCGAAGTAGTAAGTCGCTGGAGTCTGATCCGCTTCGCCGGCGGAAAGCGTGAAGGTCACGACGCCGTCCGTCCCGACCGGGACCACGCCGGTCAGCTTGAAGAGCTGAGTCGTTTCGTCCGTGGGCTCCTCGTTCGTATCCACGGAGAGCTTGAAAGAAAATCCCGTGATATCGACGACGCTGCCGCTGCTGTCTTTGATCACGAAGCTGAAAGGAAACGTATCTCCGCGGACGCGCGTGATATTCGTCTCCTGGTATTTCATATCAAAAGTTTCTGCCATTTTAGTCACCGTCCTGATAAGTTATTGTTTTCTGATCGTCCGCCAGTGTAACATCGAGGGCGTTATCTGTCAAGACCACGGGCTCGGGAATAGGCAGAACCACGACGTCGATCGCCGCACTGCCCAGGGTTACGTCCTGGGCCGCTCCCACGAGAGCGACGTCCTGGGCGTCGCCGGCCAGGGAGACGTCCGCCTGCTCCAGGCTCAGCAGCATATCGATCACCTCGGGCTCGTCGTCCTCGACCTCGGGAGTCAGCTCCGCGTCGATCTGGTTCGCGGCCAGCGCCACGTTCTGAGCGTCCGATTCGAGGCCCACGTCCTGAGAATCCGCCGGCAGAGTCGCCAGGCAGCTCGTCACCGCCAGCGCCACGTCCTGGAGGTTCGTCGCCAGGATCACGTCGAAAAACTCCATGATCCCTTCACCGATGATCCGGAGAGCCTCTTCGACGACCTGCTGCTCCTCGTCCACGACCCGCGTGAGGGCCCTGGGAGCGACCAGGGTCTCGACCAGGGTCTGGACCTCATTCACCAGCTGGACCATGCTCTTCGCCCGGAGAACGGCTTCCACGACCGCCTCCTGCTCGTCGACGACCCGGACCATACCCTTCGTATGGTTCACGTTCTCGACGACCTGCTGGACCTCGTTCACGACCTGGGAGATCAGCTTCGAGTGAAGCACTGCCTCGACCAGCTGCTGGACCTCGTCGACGGTCCTGACCAGGTTCCGGGCCCGGTCCACGTTCTCGACGATCTGCTGGACCTCGTCCAGGACCTTCACCAGGGTCTTCGAAGTTACAAGCGATTCAGGGATCGCTTCCTGCTCGTCGATCGTCCTAACTAATCCGCGGGCCCTGTTGACCGCTTCCGTAACCTGCTGAACGTCGTTTATAACCTGAATAATCGTTTTTAAAGAGTCGACATTTTCGACGACTTGCACCGTCTCGTCGACGACCTGGACGAAGCCCTTCGCCGTATCGAGAGCCTCGACCAGCTGCTCGGCCTCGTCGACGACCTGGACGATCTGCCTGGTATTCACCAGGGTCTCGACGATCTGCTGAGTCTCGTCCAGGATTCGCGCCAGGGTTCGAGCCCTGACCACGGTCTCGACGACCTGCTGAACCTCGTCGACCTGCCTGGCGAGGGCTCTCGCCCTGACCACGGTCTCGGGGATCGCGACCTGCTCGTCGACGACCTTCACGAAGCCCCTGACGGCGTCGAGAGTCTCGACGACCTGCTCGACTTCGTCGATCACCTTGATCAGGCCCCTCACGTGCACGAGGTCCTCCAGGACCTGCTCGACTTCGTCAAGGACCTGGACGATCTTCTTCGTATGGTTCACGTTCTCCGGGATCTGCTCGACCTCGGAGATCAGCTGCACCAGACCGCGGGCCCTCACCAGGGTCTCCGGGATCTGCTCTTCTTCATCGACGACGCGAGTCAGCCCACGGGCTCGGAGCGTACTCTCGACGACCTGCTGCACTTCGTCGACCACGCGCGCCAGGGCCCTCGAATAGGGAACGGTTTCGACGACCTGCTCTTCTTCATCGACGATCTTAACCAGGCCGGTCGTCCTGCTGATCGTCTCCGGGATCTGCTCGACCTCGTCGAGGATCCGGTTCAGTTTCCGAGAAACGATCATTTTCGCACCGAAGGGATTATCGTCGTCGATCGTTTCGACTTCGTTGATCAGCTTTACCAGATCACGGACAAAGATCACGCCAGTCGCGTCGTCGTCCACGACCTGGACCGTCTCGTCGATGATCTTCACCAGGGCCTCGCCGAGGGATCCGCCAAGGTCGCCAAATGTCCACCAGGTCCGGGTCGGAGTGATCATTCCCCAGGGATCATCGTTGATCACGTGGATCTCGCCAGTCGAAAGCTGCCGATCGTAGTGGGCCCAGTAACCGATATTCGATCTATCATTCAGCGTTCCCGGAGCAATACCGCAGGACGTGATAGGATAAGCCGTCACGCCGGCACGCCCGACGCATAGATATATATTGCTCGCGAGCGTCAGAGTCTGATTCCCTGTATTCGAACCGATCAGCGCGCCGTTCCTCCAGATCTCCATTCCTCGCGGGCCCGACGTGAAAACGAAAAAATCGTCGCCAGTGTCCCAGGTCTCGCCGGTTACTGTAAGCTGCCCGCCTGTTCCTTCAGTCGTTCCGCCGAAGTTAAAAATAATATTCCCGGAGGAGTCCGGGCACTGAGCTCGAAGGTAGAGCCACGGCCGCGGGAAAGCGTCACCTCCGAAAAGACTCACTGCTCGGTTCGTGGTATCCTGCTTTCGGTTCCAGATCACAAAGGTCCCTTGAGTCATACTCGATCCGCCAGCATGGCGAGAGAGCACGTCATTATGAGCTCCCAAAAGAAGAGCCTGACCCTGGAATTTATTCGTCCGATAAAATACGTGCCCGATTGTATCCTGGCGCATATCGCCGCCGCACATAACTTGAGCTCCCTGCTGCCAGGTATTAAACGCCGGCGCAAAGTTTCGGAGCGATCCTTCTGGAATTTTATCCGATGAAGGAAACGGCAGGCACATTAAGCACGAATCCGCTCCAGGGAAAGAGGGATTCCATTGCATGTTCGCCGGCTTCGGTGGATATTTGATTCGCGCCATTTACTGGATCTCAGGAATATAGTATCGATATTTTGCAGAGTGTCCGGAAGCATTCAATGCCTGGCCGGAGTTGTTCACAATAGCGATCCCCCACGTGGGCCCCAGGGGGCCGGCGACGTGAGTGCTGAACTCTTTATAAACCGTCGCGTTCAACGTCGGATCTACCTCGATCGAGCCCAGGCAGTAAGCATTCCGAGGAGTGAACGCTGCATCCGTACCGCCCCAGTTATCGGAGGCCACGGTGCCGAGATCTCGAAGCAAATAAACCTCGTAGATCTTTCCGGAAGTCGGAGCGGTCCCTGCCTTGATTGCGAAAGATACCATAGCAGCGGGCCGCTGGTTCGTCGAGTTATCAACGGACGCGCTGGAGCGGCCGGCCGCATTCGCCAGGGATCCGAGCGTGATCGTGAAGCTGCCTTCACTATCAAATTTTGCTTGAATCTCGTTTTCGTTTGCCATTCGTTAAACCTCGGGGTCAAAGATTTTCGAGAGAGCGTCCCAGTTATTATCGACCGCGGTCTGAATCTGGGTATCCGTGCTATCGTTATTGATTCCATTCGCCGCGAAAATCCGCGTGAATTCATAGATCGATTCAGGGTTCGCCCGGAGGGCCGTCCGGATCATGTTGATCTGTCGACCGTATTCCGGGTCCGTATTCACCAGAGTCGCGAGCTCGACCTTCGCCTTCACGGCGATCGCCATGAGCAGTTTCGCCCCGAACTGGGGCTCCTTCGAATCGTTGTAGTTACTGAGCAGCGTCATTAATAGTCTCCACTTTGCACGAGCGAGAATTCGCTTTACCTTCTGTTTCCCCACGGTCCAGATAGACCGCACCACTTTTACAAAACGTCCTCGCTTTTTCATAGTGGGCACTACTGCCGACGCATTAAACGCCGTTCATCTGATGGTTGATAAAAACCTTCAGGGTATCGTTCGAGGTCTTATCAAAAGACGCACTGAATTCCGCGTGCATGAGCAGAGCCTCGCTCGCGCCTGGCGACGGATTCGTGATAATCACGTCCGCGATCCCGGTGCCGTTCGCGTCGCCCTTGGCATAGCTGACCAGATAGGTCACGATATCCGTGCCGGCTCCGGTATTGTCCGCGTCCAGGTCATTCACTTTCGGATAGCCGGAGTCCATGGCCTGATCGGAACCAGTGACCAGGCCGGCCAGGTCCGATCGATCGTTTCCCTTCGCAGGAGCAGCGGAGGCTCCGTTATAGAGCTCCATGATACCGTCGAAGGCACCGGCCCCGTCCGTAAAGTTGGTCGGGACTGCCGTATTCACTCCACGCTCGGCGTAAAAGAGATCGCCGGCATTCGTCACGATGTTATGGGTCACGAAGGTCCGCTTCTCTCCGGTCTTCTCGTTCGTCAGCACCGCGACGATCGTGCCCTTGATTTTCATTTTTTCGTTGATCATGTTAAACCCTCACTTTTGAAAATAGTTATTTGTCTTTTTCGTCGCCGTCGGTTGCCGGACCCTCCGGCATATCTTCGTCGCCTTCGGGCTGTTCTTCTTCCTTCGGAGGAACGGGAGGCTCGGGCTCTGGATCGTCCAGACTCGCGTCGATCCGGTCCTGCTGCATCATCTCCTCCGTGATCTTCGGAATACCCAGCAGATCACGGACTGCATTGATCGCAGGATCTTCAGGCGTGAGCATTGCGCCGGCGTTCGCCATATCCGCCAGGGCCTGAGTGATCTCAGTTACCTCACGGTGCTGAATCTTCTCGGTCTTCAGCGTAGGCTTCAGATCTTCCGGCCAGCCGTTCAGCGCCATGAGCGGATCGATAATATCCTTCTCGAACTGCTCCGCCAGCTCCTTCAGGGTCGAGTCGATGATCAGCGCGAAGTTGTTCGACTTATCCCGCGCCATGGCCAGAGATCCGGATCCGGTCTCTCCGACCAGCAGAGTCTCGACGCCCATGATCCGCGCGATCTCCCGGACCTTCCGCTGGATCGTTTTGTTCAGGTCGCCCAGGTTCGTCGAGCCGGCCTTCAGGAGATCCATGGTCCACTTGTAGATCGAGGAAGGCGCGCCCTTCTCGTCTTCGGTCGTATACGTCATGGAATCCAGGAAGAGCCCACGCTGAGGACTCTGCACGTGATTCTCGATAAAGTCCTTCATAGGCTGCTCGATCGAGGCCCGCTTCTCTTCGGTCATTTCGCCGGCGTCGACCATGGCCTGGAGCTCGGAGAAGGGCCCGCGCGCGATCGGCATACCTCGGCAGTCGAGCTCGTATCCCCAGCCCTCCAGCTGCTCCATTCTGAGGAGCTGCCGCGAGAGCTCCGCCATATGGCGGAAGAGTCCCAGGCCTTCCGGGGAATCGTTCAGGGAATCGTCGACCAGGTAGACAGATTTCGCCCTGGGGATATAGTGCTCGCGCATGGTCTGAGGAGATCGCTGGACGACGCCGTGAACCGTGCCGTCCTCGTCGAGGTCCCAGCGCTCGATCGTCTTCTGGGCCCTGGGCTCGATATCGAGGAGCCCGATCGAGCCGTCCTCCATTTTCTTCGCCGTCCACTCCTGCCAGGAAAAGCCCCAGTAACGAAACATAGCAGCACGCCGGACGACCCGGTGCCAGGGCGTTTCCATTTTGAAAACGGCCTCGGCGATCTTGTCCGCGATCTCCTGGCCGGCGTCACCGGAGTCTTCAGGAGGTTCGACGGTCCATTCAGGCTTCGAGATCAGGTTCAAGAAATATCGAACGCCGGCCCCGATGATCGAGACGCCCACGAGCATCTCGGAGTAGGTCTCGAACTTCTTCCTCCCGGTCAGGTCAGAATTATCCTCGACGCTCTGCACGTATCCGCCATGGACCGCGGTCCCGATCGTGCCCGCCCTCTTCGTCGGGCTCACGCGCTTCCGGCGAAAAGGAGCGAGAATATTATCAAGAAAAGATGCCATGAATTAATCCTTTCACGCTGCCCGAGGAGCCGCTCCTGGGTTCTTCGGTTTCTTGGATGATAGAAACGCGAACGCGCGAGAGCCGGCGTCCGCTTGATCTTTAAACGTGCTATTCGGGAAGACGGTCAGCTCCCGGATCAGCTCTTCATTCCATGGGCCCTTGACCAGGTGAACGTTCCCTGCTTCAGCCTGAGCTGCCCAGGGTCGCGCGCGGTCGGGCTTCGATCCCGTCTCCGGAGAAAAGTGCACTTTGAAACCGGAGAGCAGGTTCGCCAGGGTTCGCTTCTGGCTCTTCCCTGACTGCCCTGGGTCCTGGGGCAGCGACTGCCAGCATGCCCTTCCATCGTCTTCAGCAGCTTTCAAAAGGTTCCGTTCGACTTGACCGGCTGACCACTGTCCGCGCGCTACGTCGGTTATAAAATAACCGTGCTGAGGATGCCGGAGCATCTTCAAACCTACCGTATAGGCTCCATGGTCGTCACTCGCCGCAAGATCCCAGCCCCTGCATTCCATGCCTACCTCCGGAGCCGAGTCGACGATGATCAAGTCCTTTCGTTTAAACATCCCGCCGCCGCGCGGGACGGGTCGCTGCTGGAGCTGGCCGGCCACTGCATAGTCGCCGCCCCAGGATCGGAGCACTTTCTTCAGCTCCTCGATCTGCTCAAGGTCGAATCTCTCCGGCCATAGGAGCTCGCCCTCCTTCGTTCTCCAGTCTTTAAATCCGAGAGCAGTCTTTGACGGGAAAGGATGATCGCTCTCGTATTCCATCGGAAGGCATAAGTGATCATATCCGAGATCGTTCGCCAGGATATGACCCGAGACGTCGTTCTCGTGCACGCGCTGCATGATCACGACGATTGCAGAATCTTTATTATTCACGCGGGTCGGGAGGACCTCGGTGAAGAAGTGGAGGACGTCGTTCCTGATCAGCTCGGACTCCGCCTTCTTTACGTTGTGCGGATCATCGATCACCAGGAAGTCGCCACGGTGCCCGGTGCCCTGGCCATGAATACCAGCTGCCAGCTTAAAGCCCATGCTGCTATTCTCGAAGAGCTTCTTCGCGTTCTGGTCACCAGTGAGCTCGAAGCGATCGCCCCAGAACTTCCGATACTCTTCGGACTGGATCAGTCGCCTCATTTTCTTATTGTCGCGGACGGTCAGGTCCTCGGCATAGGACCACGCCACGAAGCGCTTGTCCGGCCTGTTTTGCGGGCCCCATAACCACGCCGGCCAGAATACATCCGTCCCGAGGGACTTCATGCAGCCGGGAGGCACGTTGATCAGTAGCCGGCGGATCTTTCCTTTCGCGACTGCTTCCAGGTGCTCGGCGATCACCTCGACCACGGTGCCGGAGACGAACTTCGTCCCAGGCTCCAGGACTGGCCAGGCGATATCGATAAA